TATCCATTGTTGAGTTGATAACAAGGGATAAACCATCATTACCACGACCAAATACAGAAGTGATAGTACTGGCACCAAACTGCTTAATCATCTGCTCATCAAGAATTGCTTTGTGCTCAAACTCGACTGCATCGCCTGCTGGGCGGAGAACGGCTGTACCATCCTTCCATCCCTTAACAACCTCCTCCTTAGAATGGGTCTTGTTGCTTTCCTGCTCAACGACAAGTTCAATAGGAGATACACCCTCTAAGTCAACAACTGCCTTATTCCACTCCGATGCGACAACAGGAATTTCCTGTGTTGAAGCAAGGAAGTTTAACTTGCGATAGTTGGAAACGAACTCACGAACTTCCTTGTTCTTCAAGAAGATGTTGTAGAAGTCGTTACGGGTCATCTGCCATACCATTGGACCTGCGTAGTCACCCATTTCATGGCGCACCTTGTCCTCCAATACTCGCATTTGTGTGAGCAACTTACAGTCAGCGTCAGCCCAAGTCTTTACACCAGCCTTAAGGAAATTGCTTGTTGGCACTTCTGCCTTGTGTAGTGGAAGCTGAATACCACGACCAATACCCGTGTAGTCAATCTTTGCAGTACTCATGAGTTGAGCAGTCATGAAATTCATGGTCGCATCAACTGCATTGAACTTATCCTGCAACTTGTCGACATAAGTAGCAACGATGTCTGCGTCATTACCGAACTGTTCAAACATTTGAACCTTGTAATTGCGCTCCGATGCGGTCTCAACGATACCCTCTGCGATAAAGTCAGGAATTGATGCCGTGTAGAACTTATCTTTTGAGCCGTCCGTCTGGTTGCTATCCCCAAGCGGTGCTCGAAGATCCATCAAATGAGGTGACTTCAACTTGTGAGCCTTAACAGAGAATACTGCCGTACCGTCTGCTTGGGATGGTGTCTCTGCTGCTGCTTTGCGACCTTGTGTCTTGTACCAACCATAGTTAGTGTAGAACAAAGCACTATTATCAAGGAATGACTGCAAGAAACGGTTGTTCTCTGGACTTGCAAAGAACTTAGCGTATCTTGAATCTTCAAAATTGTATTTTGCCATTTCGTTATACCTTTTAAGTGTGAAACATTAGAGTGAGAACCAACCTGCAACCTTGCTTGTGTTCAGTGCGAGAACACTTGCCGGCATTGGAGACATCTTTGCTTTGTAAAGCACAGTGCTCGCATTGGCAAGACATGGGGTGAACAGATAGCGTGCACCATCAAAGTCGTTGTTTGTTGCAGCAGGGTTGTACACAAAATCAAAGTCAGAAGGTGCATAACAGTTAGGGTTGGAGACGATAGCCTTAGCACCTGCACCAGCCTTGTCTGCTTCCACGAGAACTGCTCCAACGGCAGCGGTAACGGCTGCACTAACAGTTAACTTCCAAACATCACCTGCGGTGTTGTCCTTCGTTGCTTCAACTGCGGTAACGGTAACACCTGTACCTGTACCCGTAAGAGTGTTTGGTGCAACCATGAGAATGTCACCAACGAATGGGATATGACGGAATCCGTCACGCTTAATGAGGACTTCGGTTGTTGATGCAGCCTTAGCCACCTCGTAAGTCTTCATAATCTTAATAGTAGCACCAGTATCACCCTCGATACCCGGATTATACTCTAAAAGGTCACCTGCATAAATCTTTGCATTGCCCTTAAAAGGATTTACGAGAACTCCACCGACTGTTGGGTAAACCAACCCGTTCTTTGCGCTTGACTGCAACTTAACGAATACGTTACGACTGCCGCCAATCTCGCCATGAGCCTGAATCAGTACAGTGCCTTGGAAAACTCCCGCATTGAGAATCCTTTGCTGATAAAAATCAAGTTCTGTCATTTCGATTAATGTTAATTGTTAAACTGAATACTTGTTATTCGGTCTTTGGGTTGTGTCGTCCAACGATGTTACCAACATCGCTCCAGTCTTCTTTTTCTTCCTTGCCACCACCATTGCCGCCTGCATGTGGTTTACCTATTTCAATTCCCGCTTCCTTGATGTCTGCATTGTACAGTCTCTCCGCTTTCTCAACGAGAGATTTTAAATCGACATTTTCGCTTGGAATTTCGAGTTTTGAAAGAGCGGATTTAGCAAAGAAGTCATTGATCTTCAAACCTGCATTTTCAAACTTCTCCCTAAGACCTTTTCTGACAGAATCCATTGTAGCGTGCTTCGCTCTCTCGGTCTGCTCTTGCTTGCGTGCGTTACGTTCCTCATCAAGTTCAGCTCTAAGGTTTTTCAATTCCTTCATGATTTCGCTTTCGCTACCCTCATTATTCTCGTTCTTCTTAGAACCGCCTTCATTTCCCTCTTTCTGCTTCTTTTCAGCGTTCTCCTTATACTCCTTTACCTCTTTCGAGACATCAGCGTGGAGATTACCGTCCATTCGCTTCAATCGGTTTGCAACTCTTTCGACCAACTTGGCATTTGCTTCCTCGTTATCTCCAAAATCGCCCAGAACGTCATCAAGTTCCTCGTTGATTGTACGCTCGCTAAGTTTTAACTGGGTGCTTCCCAAACTTTTGTTTACTAATTCTTTGAGTTCTTCTCTTTCCATTAGTGGTTATCCTGAATGATTAATCGTTGCAGGAGAAGGAATCGAACCTCCGACCTGTTGGTTATGAGCCAACTACGCTACCTCTGCGCCACCCTGCGATATAAAAATCGTATAAATATACAATTCTGCAAACAAAAATATGCATAAAAAATGAATATTCCAAATAAAAATGTATATTTTTGCATAAAAGATTGTATATTTATTCGTTACATGGCAAAGATTGAGAATATTTCAGGGTTAAATTTACCAAAAGGAGATACTGTTTATACACAAGAGTATATTCAGTCTTTGCGTGATTTAGACCGAAAGTCTCCCGATAAACTAAAAATCATAGCACAGAAAGGCGCACAGGAGAGAATACTCTCCGTAGACGCTGATATTAAGATAGTTGGAGGTTCGAGAGGTGGCTCGAAATCCTTCTCCGCCCTTATGGAAACGCTCAAAGATATTCGCAATCCCGATTTTCATGGTTTGATACTACGAAAGGAGAAGAACGACCTTGATTCTCTTATTTCGGATTCATACAAGGTGTACTCTCAATTTGGAACTTACAACAAGTCACAGAACGACATGACATGGAATTTCCAAAACGGCGGGTGGTTGAAATTCTCATATTACACTGGGGCATACCAAGATTTCAAGGACAGATTTCAAGGTCGTCAGTATTCCTATATCGCCATTGATGAAGGTACGCAAGTGGAATACAAGAAATTCAAATATCTACTCACAAATAATCGTAATGCGGCACATATCAGAAATAGGTTTTGGATAACGTGTAACCCAGACCCTGAAAGTTGGGTGCGTAAGTTTATTGATTGGTGGGTAGATGAAGACGGCTACATTATCCCCGAACGTGATTGTAAGGTTAGATTCTGTTTTATGGATGGCGATACACCTGACCAAATCTATTGGGGTGATACTCGTCAGGAAGTCTACGAGCAATGTTCTTCTATTATTGATTCTCTTTGGAAGGATGAGTATGGTGACCTTGGCTATACGAAACTTGACATGTTCATCAAGTCTGTGACATTCATTCGTGCGGACGTATCAGAGAACATCAAACTTATCAGTACGGACGCTTCGTATATTGCCAACCTTGCACAACAAGATGAGGAGCAGCGTATGCGTGACCTCGAAGCAAACTGGAATTGGAAAGCGGCAGGCGATGACATGGTGAAAATAGAGGATTTGGAAGGCATCTTTGGTAATTCCATGCAGCTTGACGATGAAGTGCATCGTGCGTCTGCCGATATTGCCTTTACGGGTGGTGATAACTTTGTTATGTGGCATTGGGTAGGCAGACACACGAAGGATCTTGTGGTAATGCGAATAGATTCCAAGACAATTGTGTCTGTGGTTCAATCCAAACTCCGAGAATGGGGAGTTGAGGAATGTAATTTCACATACGATATGCAAGGCATTGGGCAGTACTTTAAGGGTTTCTTCCCAGATGCAGTACCATTCAATAACCAAGCTGCCCCTGTGGCTCTTGATAGGAAAGAAGAGGAAGGCATTAAGTATCTATATAAGGATTTGAAATCACAATGTGCTTTCATGTTCTATACAGAGATAAAGGAAAGGACTATTTCTATCGAACCAGCATTACTTGAAAGGAAATTCAGTGGTAATGGATTCAAAAACCTACCTCTTAGACAGATTCTAATGAAAGAGAGAAAATCGCTTAGAAGGGACGAAGTGGGTGCCGATAGAGGTTTTAAGCTACTACCAAAGAAACTTGCAAAGAAATACGTTGGTCACTCACCTGACTTTTGGGAGAGTTGGTTTTACATAGAGATATTTAGGTTAACAAAAAAGAAACACAAAAAGGCTAAGGGATTATGGATGATTTAACAGTGAATTACAGAGAGGTGCTGACAAAAAAGCCATGGTGGAGAGTTACACCAAAGGGGTACATGCAGCATAACATACAGGAAAGAAGGGATGATGCAGATGATATATCCATGCCGGAGGACCACTTGTATAGAATCGTTATGACGCAAGCGGACTTCTTACGTGAGTATTACCCGTCTGCTCATGCTATCTTTGACGAAACCAAGTACCCCGACATATACAAGCTAAACCCAGAAAATAATAAATGGTATAAGCAACCTATCACTCGAACCTCTTTTGCTTTCCAACAGGTGATAGCAACGAAGCATATCCTTCACCTTACAGGAAACGATGTTCAGTTTGAAATCGCTGACGGGGCATTAGATAAATCCAAAGAGGAAGAATATCAAAAGAATCTTATCAAATTCAAGAAGTGTTGGTTGCTTTCCAACATGGAGATAAGAAACTTTGAAGCTATCCGCTCATTGATGATTACAGGCGATGCTGCCGTTGTGGGATATTTCAATGACGGTAAGTTTGGCGCAAAATCATTATCTTATCTGAATGGCGATACTCTCTATCCTCATTTCGATTCTATCACAGGTGAACTCGAACTATTTGCACGTAAATACTACGACTATGATGATGATGGCATAGAGAAAACGGAATACGTTGAGGTATGGGATGACACAAACATCTATCGCTACAAGCGTGGTGTGAACGAAAGTGGCGTTTCTGCATTCCTCAAAAAGATATTCGACCTTAATGGATTTAAACTCATCACAAAAAAGCCACATGGATTCCCATTCCTTCCCGTTGCTTATGTACGCAATGAGGATGGGCCATGTTGGCATGCCGTACAGAAGAATATTGAGGACTACGAGGAAGCGTTCTCTCATCTGTGCGAAAACAACAAGGCGTATGCGTTCCCTATCATGTATATGAAAGGATCAGGTGACGATATTAGCGTTATCGGTGATAGCAATGGTGCTGCAAAACTTGTCACAATGGACGACAAGGACGCAGAAGCAGGGTTCCTCAATGGAACGGACGCTTCAAACGCTTTCGCAACGCAACTTGATAAATCGTATGACCTTATCTATGAGTTGTCGTTCACTGTGAAGCCACCAGAGTTGAAATCTGGAGATTTGCCGGGGGTTGCACTCAAATTACTCTACTCCCCTGCATTGGAGATTGCAATGAATGATGCACAGTTATTGCAGCCATTCGTTGACATGCTCACAAAGATGGTTAAGTTTGGTATTGGTTTTGAGGAAAATCAAACTGCAACATATTCAGAATTGCCTATTTTTGCTTATATAAAACCTTATTATCATCAGAACTCACAAGAATGGGTCACAAATATAGCTACCGCTGTCCAAAATGGGTTCTTATCAAAGAAGACTGCATCTGAAAAGTGTCCAGATTTACCTGTAAACGATGAATATGAACGGATTATCGAGGAAATGAAAGAAAAACAGGAAAGAGACCTATTGTTTGAACTCGAAACCCAAGATAATCAAACTGAAAATGCGATAAAAGAACAGGAAGCAACGGCTAAAATAGACAGAGGTAAATCTGGTTCTGATATAAATACAGGACACCAAGGAGGTTCTGGTAGAAAGAGAGGACGACCTAACGAATTTCATACAGATAAATGGGGAAATAGACCTAATGAAAACAACTGGAAGAAATTTTGATACAATAAAAAGGAGTAGGTAAAGCGTCTATCTACTCCTTTTCATCTGTATATCTCCAAAAGAATCCACCAATAGTCCTATGTTGATTTTGACAACAAAGTATAATATTGGGAGCTCTACGCTTATCCCCTAAAACTGCCTCTGCTGCGGAAGCTAAACTTTCATACTTAGCAACCAAATTCATTTTACTATCATAACACAAAACAGAGCGTTTAGACGATTTTGCCTTATCATTAAGAAAACGCCATTTAAAACCATACGCATATTTAGTTTTACCTTTACAACACTTAACGATATTTCCTCCTCCATTCTTATTCCCATGAACATCTAAACTTGCATCAGCTACACTATCATATTTTCGGATTTCATTCATTTGCATATCATAACACACTACAGGAGTCTGATTTGTCTTGGAAACGATATATTCCCTTATAGAAAAAGGGTCGTTGTCATACCGCCAAACGTAGCCTTGGGATTTAACAACTTTATGCAGGCAGCACCGGGTAACCATAGTGTAAGAAAATCCAGCTTTCTCTATTTCTGACTTTCCTACATAAGTGTTAATTAGATTTCCATCAAGGCTATATTGATGTATTTCGTGCCACATTTCACGCATATTATCTTTTAGCTTTTTCACGCGTCTTTGTTGGCATGTCCCATAATTTGAATTATATTTAGCCGTACACCATTCAAGATTATCAACACAATTATTAGAAGAATTCTCGTCTTTGTGATTAACGAACGGGAGACAAAGCGGATTGTCAAGGAAGTTTTCTGCGACCAATCTATGTATTACGACATGGATTAATTTACCATCTATACATGCACGATATGAAATATATCTATTTTTTCTTAATGACGTTTTAGCAATAGTCTCCTCTTTTGTTATCACAGTGTTATTCCCGCACTTCCATAACCTCTTATGAGATTTCAGCCTCCCGTAATTACTTATAGCATACAACCCTTTTAGAGACTTAACGTCTTTCCACTCTTCACCAAATAAATTTTCTATCGACAACCATCTTGGCGAATTAAATTCTGGTAACTCAAACCCTCTTTTCTTACGCATCTTATTTGAACAAAAAGAAACCGCACTACGTGTTGTTCAAGCCAAATGCAAACTCCGAGGCATTTCTGTTACTCGACACGGTGCGGTATGTCTCTATATTAAATTCCCGTTAGTGGTATAACCCCTAAAAGGTTAATCGTTTGCATCTTATATGAACATTACAAATATACGAAAATATTTTGTACTACACAAATTATGTAGTATATTTGTAATATTATAAATACGATATTCGTATGAGCGAAATAATTTTCACACAGACATTTCAACGTAAGGCGGCAGGATACGGGCTTAAAGATGCTCGTTACCTCTGCTATGCCGCCATGAGAGCAGCAGGTATTGGTATCAATGATGCATGGAATCTAACGTTTCAGAACGCAGGTTTGACGTGGGATAAAAACAGATTGAAAGCAGAACAACAGAAACTTGAAAGTCTTGATGGAGTGCAAAAGTTCATAGAGGAGATTAAGAAGGAAAACGAGGGAAAGGGCGATGCTTCTGAAATCTCCACAGACGAACTTGCAAAGGCAACATCAAAGGAAGCTATATTGTCGGATCTACTCAAAGCACGTAAGTTGGTAAAGCCAAACTCAAAGGAGTGGCTCGACATGACTGCAAAGATTGCTGACTATGCACGTATTAAGCAGGACGAAATCAAGGAGGAAGACACAACTATCCACTATTACCTCCCAGTCAATTACCCAAAGACGTGTAAGGATTGCTTGATTTGGCAAAATGGCAAAGCAATGAATCAGAAGAAGTAAAAAAATAGGGAACACTAACAATGTTCCCTATTTTTATGTCTAACAAAAAGTATTTGTTAATCTATACTGTAATGAGATTTAACCATACCAAATATCATTATTAATCCTATAAGGACCTTGACAAACTTCTCGAGTGTACCTAAGCATCCTTCCGAAGGCTTCGCACAATAATTGATGTGACTTTTCAACCGAAGGCTTTTCCTGCTTTTTGGATTTAAATAAATTAACTATTCGTTTCATAATTATAAAGCAAAATATTAATCGTGCTAAACGACTACAGTTCCTTCAATTTGGTGTCGAATCGTTCCGACATTGAGTCCAGAAGTCCTAACAACTCATCAACGCCTTCTGCGTCAAGAAATACGAACTTGTTTTTCAAGTTCTTTGCCTTTGCGGACACGATGACGGTGCAATCCTCATGCTCATTGATGTAGTTGAGCAGATTTTCGATGTTTGACTTCATCTTCAACATACGTAATACTTTCTCTGAATTTTTAATTTCCATAATTTTATTGTTTTTAAAGTTCTTTATTATCAAAAATGAATTTAACCCCACAGACGCAACGATGGTGCGATGGGATAAGCATGCCCTCGCTCATTTTATGAGGTACACTTGCAATAGTGTCACAAATATCACATGGGAAAGACGAGTTGCGATACGTCCGATACCCCACGGCTCCTACCGATTTTCCATACTCAATCTCAATGTGCCCCCACGATAGGTTTATAGTATTCTGCACATTTCTTATAATATTCTCATATGATGCTGCGTAAATACCTTTTCCTCGGTGTGGAATTTCTACTGCCTTATTTTCAGCTTTTGCTGCTTTCGACATTAACGAGCGAGTGTACGGGTCTTTATATGAACTGCGCACTGCGTTGATGATTCTCTTTTCGTCATAACGCAAAGTGACACCTGCTTTAACCAACTTTACTATATCCTCTGCGAAATCGCTTAGATACTCGCTATTGCGTTGCATGTATGTCTTACCAAACACTTCCTGCTTTAGGTAGTTGCTTACAAGTTCTTCGGTGTCAATCCTCAACACTCTGCCACCTGCTTGCGAATAGGCTTCTACATACTTCTCGATAGTTTTCTCTGCGTTGGCAGCAATCTCACGTGCTTCCTTTTCGTATTGAGCAACATTAGACATTGTTTTACTTTGATAGTAAGGTCTGTATTTCCTCGCTGCCTTAACAATATTTTCAGCCATCTTCCAAAGGATATTTGTCACATGGTCGGCAGCGTTAATCTGCGCCTGCGCCCGTTTGCTTGCGAATAATATGCTTCGTTCTTTTTCACTTAGTGCCATATCTTCTATCCCCTCTCCTTGCAGCCTTCCTTGCTTCCATTGCAGCCTTTGCGGCTTTTCTTTCAGCACACAACTTCATCTGCTCTGCGTTAATGCGTCTGTTTTCTTCTTTTTGTTTCTTGCGCATCAACAATTCCTGCTCTTTCATCATTGACTTGACGATTGTATTTTGGATCTTCTCCAACACGAACTTTGGAGAATCTTCATCACGGATAAACACCGGATAGCTTCTACCCTTGTGCGTTTTGTAAAAGCGTTCCCTATCTTCTCCATCAATTTTGATAGCAACCCTCGTGTCGGGCAAGAAAATATCACTGTGACCGTCCCATACGTTCTTACGTTGTCTATACTTGATGTTGTTTTCCTCCAAAAACGCAATCACTTTCTTCAATTTTGTTTCATTCTTCATTTTTTTCTGCAACTTTTAGATATTTGTTAATTTCTTTTCTGTTCTCTTTGAAAAACACCTTGAATATTGCTTCGACATCTTCTGCCTTCGATATTTCACTCCTTATCCACGATGCCTTCCAGAACGTCCAATGTTTTTTGTCAAGTTTAAGTGTAATATGGATGAAGCGCATTGATGTTGCCACCTCCATAAGGCTTATAGGATAGCCGCAGACTTCACCATCGTATTTTGCGTATGTCCTTACTCCCTGTTCCTCGTCTATCAATCGGAATCCAAGTTTCGTTAAAAGCCAATTCTCAAAGTATATACGTCTCATATAGCTTATTTACTCGTGAGTACTTTTGGTGCCCATTTTTCACTCCACTTCTTGCGAAGATACTTTACCACTCCCTCATAAGAAGATAGAAAACCATCGTTGATAAGCATTGCAACTGTCTTTTCTGCGCTGAATAACTCTTTCATTTTATCTTCAATACCTTCTTTGTTTCTAATCATTGCCTCATGATTATTAAATACTACCCAATTAATAGCTTTGGCTATATTTGAAATGGCAACACGAAGAAAACCCTTACCAACTATTTTAGATAGAGCGGCGCATAATTCTTTATAAGCATCGCCAGCTTCGTTTCGATACTCAATCATATTATCATAAACAAAGCGTATAACTTGTACCTCAAATCGAGGGTTTATCCACATAGCAAACTTTAAGAATAAAATAGGATTCATCCATACTTTATCTTGTGTTTTTCCATATTTCGTCAACTTACCAGATACCTTTGTAAGTAACTGATTTTCAGCAATGTCGATTTTTCGTCTATGGCTTTCGTCCTCCGCAAGGGCATTTATGAATTCCTTTACCTTTGGGCTTTCAAGGAACTCTGACATTCTTCTACGTGGATTACCTTCAACGCCATTCCATTGGTGAAGCAAATTAGCACCATCAAAGAAACCGTCTTTCGTCCTTTGTTCAACTGTAAACTGTCCCATTGGACGTGTCATTACTTGATTTGTTTTCATTTGCACCTCCTATTTTTTAGTCTTCATTTTTTATAATCTATATATTACCATGCTATACTACGTCCATCTGTAGCCAACCTCGTATGTGTTTGCTTGTACTTGGAAACCATAGTTCGTTGTCGTGAATGTATATCCTTGAATATCCATACCACAGACACCTTTAAGGAAAGTTCCTACGAAATGAGTAAATTTCTTAAAGTACTTTCTCGTGACTCCATGTTTAACTACACTGAACACTGTTGTAACAGACAGACCGAGTTTCTTTGCTATTGTTGCATACGATAATCCACGTTCAACGTATTTGTCTCCAAAACCATACTTCCGACATGCTTTTCTCGCAGCTTTAATTTTCTTTGGATTAAAGCCGTTGTGAGCGTTGTGAATAGTATGCTTACAGAAATCCTTACGTTGTTGCATGAAAACGACCTGCAACGCCTGCAATGACCTCTCAACGGTCTTTACGTTTTTGAAATCCATTCGACCGATATTCATGTTTCGCTTTGAGTGCTTGCTGACGGTTGAACGAATGATGAGATTATCCTTTTCAATAAGAATAAGTCCATATTCATTCAATGTCTGTAATCTCTTTCTGATTGTCGTGGCATGAATACCTGTGATAGAGTGAATAAGATTAATTGAGTAATGATGAACGATTGAGGACTTTGTACGATGTTTAATTAGATACGCCATTGCGAGTGCTTTCAGCAATTCCTTGTTGCCGAAACATTCAATTATCAATGACCTTCTAATGTATTTCATCTGTCCTCAAAAAAGTTGAGGTCATTAAACGAACCCGTGCTTCCGTTTAACAACCTCGTCTTATATTAAATTAGATATGAAGTATCTTATAAGCCTTGTCCTTTGCGCGCGGGAGATAGAACTTTTGTTCCACAAAGATACTACATATTTTATGTAGCACCAAATGTTTGCTACATATTTTTTGAAGCATCATCGTTTTTAACACAAATTAAGATGAGAATAGGAGTGAAAGCCTTATATTTGCAATCAAATTTGATTTTGTACGTAGACGAAATCTCCGTTACACACGGTGTTATCTTAATTCGTACATAATTCTTAAAATTTTATTGGTAAATAAGGAGAGTCATTCGAGAGAACGGCTCTCCGTTTTGTTTTGTTAGATTACTTTTTGTTGGTCAATCCGTCAATCATATTAAGGATCTTCTCCAATTCATAAGCAATCGCACTGTCGTGAAATGTTGGTGTGATTGCAGGAACCTCACCCGTTTCCAACGCTTGTTCGATTACGAAAAGTGCATCTTGCAGTTTCACATAGTCCTGCAACTCATCAATCACTCTATTCATTGCTTCCATTTCCCACCTCCTTTGATATGTTTATTAATGTTGCCTTGTGCTCCTCGTTTTTGAGGACCTCATCGGCAGCTTCTTCACTCTCCTTGGTTTCCTCCTCTGTCATTTCACCCTTGTTTGCTTTGCGGTCGAAATACTTGTGCATGAGTTTCTGTTTCTCTATCATGTACTCCATATCGCCAACAACTGACGTATCGGCAAACATGCACGTGAGTATCATTGTAAGGTTATCAAGTGCGGTCCCGTAGAACTCTCCATTTTCGTTTACAGGCATTTCATCAATCGCCTTAAAGAATGACATACCAAACACCCATTCAACGCTCCATGATCCACTAATGGTTGATGCCTTGATAAATTGCATGCCGTTTCGTTCCAAATGCTTCTGAATATCACGTGGGATATTCATTGCATCACGTAGTTGAAGCATCTGCTTCTTTGTCAGTGTACGTGTAAACTTCTTGATGATAAAATTACCTGCATGGTAGATTTTACCCAATTCTAATCCTTTCTGTTCCATTGCTTAAACATTATCAATGATTTTGTTTGTTTCACCTCTTTTGGCAAGTTCTTGATGCTTCTGTAAGTACCAAATAGCCTTGTCAATATCTTCTGTCTCTTTGCCCTTTAACTCGGCTCTCACCAAGTATTTGAACGCATTGAGTTTACAGAAGGCTTTTGTTTCGTCAATACCAAACACATCTTCCATAATATCAATGCACTCTAACTTGCCGTGATTGTAATGTGAGGGGTGATTTACATTCTCTACTGCCATAATCAACCCTCCAAGTTTGCGCTAATCTCTCCCTTTTTGTCTGCGACATAGAGAGCGTGAGCGATTAACAGAGCATCCGCATTCCAGAGTGTCACCCTTTGCTCTGGGAACAACTGCTCGGCAACGAATTTCAGACGATTCTTGTATGCAGTCTTTGTTTCGTCCTTTTTCTTTGACTTTATACCAAGACCACGCATCCACGTGTTTGGCAAAACCTCAATGGTCTTCACCTTTGCTGCCAACAATGCCATTTGAAGCCAGCCAAAGCCTTGACCGAATTTGAACATACTTGCTGCGCCATCACCGGGACGTGCGTGAACCCTCTCCAGATAACAGATTGTTTCCCGTCCACCATATTTGCACAAAAAATCAAGTAACTCTTTCATTGTTGGAGGCATCTTTACGTTTTCTAAGACCCCACCATCTTTGTTAAGAATGATTATTCCACCATTCTTTCCACAATCAATTCCTACGAAATACTCCATCTATAACCTCCTGTTGTTTTCATTTTACCACGAATACATAACTGGATAGTTCCAGCGTGTAGACCAAGTCTCCTTGCCGCTTCCGAAACAGTATCCCATGATTTTATAAGTTTCCCTTGTAACGAATACTGACGCACCTTTGATTGGTCTGTTACTGAAATACCAGATTTTCTGAAAATAGTTCGAGAAGTTTTTATTCTTGCTTCTTTTGATATAATCCTACCCTTCAGTGAGTTTGAAATCCTTGTTCGTGTTATCGGATTCAACTCATTCTCTTGTCGTGTCACCCATCGTAAATTTTCAGCAACATTATTAAGAGGGTTCCCGTCTATATGGTCTACCTCTGGCTTGTTTTTAGGGTTTGGCACAAAGTGTTCAGCAACCAACCGATGAACGCTTCTATGTTTCCCACAAATTGACACAGAATAGTATCCCTTTCGTAATTCTTGTGAATGTAGCTTAACTATACGCGCACGAGAAAGCACACGTCCTAAATTAGAAATAAGATATTTTCCATTCGTGTTATTGACTTCTGTCCAAACTTCATTTTCTATACGCTTTACAAGATCTATGTCCCATTGCAAGTTATCAATACAACAATTCTTTGCATCTCCATTTATCGTCACGGCTTTAACACACCATTTCTTTTGTTGTAAGAATAAAGTTGCAACGGCATCTGCAACGTCTATTCTGTTACAGATAGATTTAACATTGGCATTGTCCACAACCAATCTCCCGCATCTAATATAAGGCTTGATTATTTTACCATGACGCTTAAATCCTCGAGTTGTTCTTACTTTTCCAGTATTGCTAACTTGAAATACGCCATTGCTATTCGGTAAATCTTTCCAAACTTCCTCCATAACACTTTACTTTTTACGTGGTCTGCCCGCTTTCTTCTTCGACTTTCCACTCTGTTTGACAATCTCCTTTGCGCCTGTATGACCAAAGCCACCATCACCACGCTCCGTTTCATCAAGGCTATCAACCTCTTTGAACTCTGTTTCAGGTACTTCGACAATCTGCATTTGTGCAATGCGTGTTCCCTTTGCGATAAACGTGTGTACCAACAACTCCTCATGAACATCAATAATCACACCGACAATACCCGTGTAATCACTGTCTACCGTGCCGAGTAACACATCTGCATCAAGACGCTTTTTATATAACTCGCATAGCTGCTCGTACATTACCTCAATACCATTTGACGCAAAGCCACTCCTTGACTTCACAATGGCTGCCATATTTTTGGGCAACTGTAAACGGAAGCCAAGCGGCACTATCTGCCTACCACGTCTCAATATAAAATCCTCTGGGACGTAAAGGTCATAGCATGCAGCACCTTTTGTTACTTTCTTCGGCAAAACACCGCCTTCAAGCACAATCTTTACTTCTTGCATCCCAATACCCTTTCCTCAAAGTCTTTACCTGCAACGAACTTCAATACCTTTTTTGCAGGCACGTCAATCGTTGTCTTGTTTGTGAAATCGTACGCTTTCTTCGGTTTGCGTTCAATGACCTTTAGCTTAAAGCTATCACGGAGATTGATTTCCTTGCCACATGAAAGGACATCCGCCATCACGTCAACGAAATCGTCAATGAACTGCTTTGAACGTGTTATTGTCTCGCCACTCTTCTCTGACAGATATACTGCCAACTCTTCTTTTGTTACTGCCATAATTGTTTTGTTTTTATAATGTCGTTGTAAAGTTACTCGAATACAATTCTCCAATCTTTTGCGAATAAATCCTCCGTAGACGGACTCCAACTTGTCGCTTCACCTGTTTCTCTATTATAAAGAAGGCATTGATCCTTATAATCTATGCAATTCTTCCCATTTCCAATCAAATCCCTTGCTTGATTAGAGAGTGATTGCATCTTAGGAATAATGTCACCTTCAATGTGAGCAGGAATTTGCTTAATTACAACCAAATTCTTATTATCCCAATGGCTTCTTCTCACCGCATAGCCTAAATTCATAGCATGAATGGCTATACTGATAGGTTTGTACGTAAAGAAATCACTACAATTAATTTGTTGTGCGAGAGCCATTCTGTTACTAAGTGTACCCATGTAATACCACAAAAGTTCTCTCTGGAACGAAAGTAAGAAAGCGGCATAGTCATCTTTTACTATTTCTCTGAACTTATCAGAGTTGATAAAAGCGTCACACGCATGATACTTACTCATCACATCTTTTTGCTCAATATGCAATCTGTCAAGAAATGTGTCAGCAACCTTGTAAGACTTTTCAAACACGTCCTTTGGCGACCAACTCTCGTAACCGTCTTCATAGACAACCTTATAGCCATCTTCACGGTTCATAGAACGTGGCACCGGTCCATCTTTGGGATAAACCTTGCCATCTATCCGCCACGCAGGGGTGGCACTCACTTCTTTTGTTCCAATGTACTTTTTCATATTCTTTGTTTATCTTGTTGTTTAATTTGTTTTATTACTTACACTTTGGCTTTGCTGCTTCTACTTTATAACATCTGCTTCCACTTTATAAGGGTTGCTTCCACCGCCTCCTTTAACTTTACTTATAGGTAATGAAAAAGCTTTGTATTCTCGGTTCGCTTTGATAACCTCAAATTCAAGGTTCGTTATACGTCTTTGCAAGTCAAGAATCTCCTTTTGCATTTCCTGAATAACGCCATAATCGTTGCTATCATTAGTGCATGGCACTAAATCTATCTCAATGAAAGGTCTTTCGTTTCCGTTATCATCACAGACGACGTAAGAAATCTCCTTTCCGTCAAAGAATCGATAGGTGATTTTACAAGGGTATTTTGGCAAGTCCTTATTTGCCTTCAATATTCCCTCTTCAATCTTTACGTATTGACCTACTTCAAACTTAAATTTTCGTCCCATACTCTTTCGGTTTTTTATTTATAAATCTCTTTCTGTAAAACTTTCCAACAACACCTCGCCACCCAGCCAATCATATATGCGGCATGCTCATCGTGCGTTAGACTATATTCAATTCCCAGTTCATCGAAAATGGCGTTTGCGGCATGCAGACTTTCGTGGGCGATATTCTCAACAATCCTGCTTCCACAGAGTTTAGCGCAGTCATAAAATACTATCAGCACCCCGTATTTCCCAGTCTTCTTGCGCATCATCTGTGGATAGGTAGTAGCGTATGCGTCTTCTGATTTCTTAAATTCATAGCCTCCGTAAGTTGCAAATTTGTCTTTAACATCTTCCCAACTTGTTGCTATCCACAATTTGCGAGGGTATATGTCGTTCTTGAACTCTTGAAGCATATTTATTGTTTAATAAAACATTACCTTTGTAACCATCATTAGGCGATTGGGGCACGCCTATATAGGTTAGGTTTCATTAAATCCAAACGTTTTTTATACCAAGCTGCTTTTCGTTTAACTCTTGGTGCATTCGCCTCATATATCTGTGTGTTATATTCTTCCAACTCACTACCGACAAAGAATCTGTTGCACTTAAATTGGTAAAAACGTTTCCAACGTTCAACTTGTTCTGCCAAATCTTTATATCTTGAAAGGAAATAGCCATTCTTCGCAATTTTCCCCCTAAGCCTTTTTATTTTCCTTGCTTTCATACAATGTTATTGTTTTATGATTCTAAACACCCTTCCATGACACTTCTCCAACCCCTTCATATACTCAAAGGCTACTTGTGGGTGGCTTGATGCAAAGACATCACGGAAATTGAACAAATCTTGCCGTTGAACTATGTACATAGCTTGCCTTTTATCGTCTGTTATACTCATAAAAACACGACGACCACTAATACGAACATTCGGTTTAACATGAGGATGTTCTAATTCTAATCGTCTTATAATCTTACGGGCCAGCATCTCGTCTGCCGAGCGAGTTCCATAATGGTCACATATTTGAACCTCTTCTCCGACATTCTGAAATAATTTTTGTATTAAGTCATCGCAACGGCGAGTTGTTCTGCCAGTACATCTATACTTATCTTGCCATAATCCGTGGGCTTCCGCATATTCTCTTATTGAATCCATTTTATTTCCCTTTCTTTGGTTCTGTCATAATTTCCACCTGTCTCTCCAGTTCTTTGATGCGCTCCTGCATTTTACGGACATCTTCGTAGCAAGCAGAAAACAATGCGGCAAGGTCTCTGTCATTGCAACCTATCAAAAGCGCGGGCTTATAGTCCGTATTTCCTTTTTTCATCATTGCAATCAGATTGCAGACTGCCTGCTTTATCCATGTATGGTCGTGCTGCAAATTACAGAGAATAGATTCAGAAGGCTCTTTGTACTCCTTAAGAGCGGAACATAGCTTGTTGTAGCTATCCTCCGTCAAATCAAAACGGGTGGACCCGATATAAACACGATACATCCCGTGATTGCACAAAACCGCAGACACCTGCGAAATATCCAACATCATTGGACTTGTCTCAGTCGTCCCCATTGACGTTGTAAGAATTTTAAGTTCAATAATCTTTCCCATAATCATTATCCTTTCTTTGCTTTATGTCTATTAAGTTCGTTATAACGTTTCTCACTCACAA